TTATTGATTCAGATGTACTTGATGTTGTAGAGCTTCCTGTACGAAACTGTGGAACTACAGGAACAGCAAGTGTTCTTATAGGTAATAGTAATAAAACCAGCAGCCAAAGTCTAGTCAATCGTAATAGTGACTTTAGTAGATCCTATGCAACTTGTACCTGATCCACCTGCTGAACAAGTATGAACACCAGAAGATAAAGAAGTTAAAGCAAGGCTTCCAGCAGTACCACCTGATCCGACAGTAGTCTGTCCACCTAATACTGGTAATGCTGCTATACCGCTAGAAGGAGTAACAGCAGATGGTGTGGCATCTCCCATAGTTACGGATTCTGTTTTACTAAAAGCTGAACCTGCTGTGGTGATAGTTGTATCTGTTTGAATCATAGCTGGTACTCCATTAGATAACGAACCAACATTAATCCCACCAATCTTTCCTGATGTTGTGGTATCTCCTACAGTTACAGATGGTGTTATGTTGTTTCCGCTAAGACTATATGTAGTTCCTACCTTATTGGTTACTACATAAGGCATATCTACAGTGATTTGTGCAGAAGTAACAAACTCCTGTTTTATATCAGCAAAGGCAGCCGATGGTACGAATAAAAGTAAAGCAAACAGTTTTTTCATTTAATTCCTACATTAGTGTCTTTGTTATCCACTATCTTAGCAGCGTTTGTAGGTTTCTTTTTGTTTACACTGATACCATAAGATCCTAAGACCCCAGAGGTCAGACCTGCGAGGAACGCACCATCATTACGAATCTTGTCCATATATCCGAGTGTCATCATTGCCAAACTCCAACAAAGAATCATAAATCGCACCGCATGACCAAAGATTTCACCCCAATCAGTACCTTCTTTTTCTTCTTGTTCTTCTGTCATAAAATACTACCCAATAAAGAAGAGATGACCACCGCTTAAGGGTAGTATGTGCCAAATTTAGCAAATACTGTTATGTTTGGAAAGTAACACAATAAATTATGATTAAAATTTTAAAACCAATCTTAATGACATTTCTTACAACAACTACTGTTAAACGTCTTGTTGTTGATTTATTAAGAGCTATTTGTAAACAAACAACAAACACACTTGATGATCGTGCAGTTGATATTTTAGAGAAACAACTTTTTCCTAATTAATTATGGATAAAAGTTTTATATCAGTATTAATAGAACCAATACCAGTAGAAAAAAAATTAGCTACTGAGGTAAAAATAAGAGATATTATTGCCTGTACTGATATAGAAGTTTTAAAAAATTACACAATAAAATTGCTTAGACAGAATGTGAATCATGATTATGTATTAACTCATGCGTTAGTCAGAATACTTGAAATGGAAGATGAAATGAATAAAAAGAAAAGGTTTGGTTTATTAGGTAACTAATCACAATGTGGGCAATCAAAATGTAATGGTTCTTGCGTAATCATTGCAGATAAAACAAGCAGAGCTAATTTTGTTGGTGGTTGTTCATTACTAAAAAATAATATTTTTTCTTTCTGTAAATGCACTCCTTTTTGTGAAACTATTAAAGAAGAATCTGCCATATCAGATTGTTTAAATTCTTTTTTTGATAACTGAGAAAAAAGTAAACCAACACCATGCTCATTATGAGTCATGGTGCAGGGGTGATAATCAAATAAATCTTCCCCAAAACATTCAAGACCACATTCTAAATGATCTAAAAATACTCTTACTTCATGTGGAAGTTTTGACTTGGCTACACCAATATCCTCTTGTGGTAATTTTTTAAAATTCTTCTTCATTTTGTTCTTGCTTTTGATAATCAGAGACAACCATTTTCATATATGGATTGCCTGATTGTGATTGTGCAGGGAACATTTTTGCTCGTATTTTTACAGCATTATTACCTTTATAATCTTTTATAAGATTTTTTTCGTCCATAGCATAATCGTAAAGTTTTAAAACTTCATCAACTGTTATTTCAGATACAGACCAATATTTGTGCTGTTCATTTTCTGATTGGCAGTTAAACCACATAGAAAATTTTGATTTTGGTGTTTCAGACATTTACTTTTGCTCCGTAGATTTTGTCATTTGTTCACGAAGAAACTCTTCGTGGATTGTTAATTCAATGTGATTAGCCAATAGCTTGTCAACTGATGGATAGAATTTGTTTTTAAAATTATCCATTATTTGTTTTTTATCGGGTCGTGAATTTAATTCAGCACGTAATTGTGCAAATGCTTCTTCAGATATTTTTTCTTGACCTTTTGGTGGTTTAGTGGTTGATACCTGAAACTTTGGTTTGCTTGTTTTTCTAGCCTTACCAGTATTATCTGCATCAGCACATTTTTGGCTAAATGCATCAGCTTCATCATCAGCTTGACCTAATCCATAAGCAGCAAGCAACATATATCTTCTAGCATATGTAATGGCACTACCCATTTTGTGGTAGATATTTTGACCTCTTTGATTTTCTGTAACTACTGGTAGTCTCGAATCAATGTATTCACCAGATTCGTGCATAATTCTACAAGTAATCCAGATAATATGATCGTCTGAATGTGACGTTGCACTTTCAATAATAAATGTATGTGATAGTCCAAATTTTGTTGCTGGACTTACAGCATATTCTGCTTCGCTTAGTGAAACATACGAGCCAAAGTTACCTGACGCATCACGGACTGCGTT